TCCTGCAATGACCCTCTTATTCGGAGACGGTAACAAGAACCCAGGACCCCTCGGCGCACTAGCTAAGAAAGATAAAGGCGAAGGCGTGAAAGAGTTTTGGGATAAGAACTGGCAGCTTATAGTACCCGCAGGTACGCAAGCTAAGCGTACGACTGAGGGTATTAAGTCGGTAGAGGAAGGTGTCGTGAAAAACGATAAAGGCAACACCCGCTTTGTTCAGAACCAAGACCAAGGCAATGCCCTCAAGGCCGCAATCCTCGGTAAGTACGCTACTGAGAATGGCCAGAAATGGCTTAAAGAGGGCAGCTTCAGCGCGGTTAAAGAGTCTCAGCAACAAAAGATTGAGAGCCTGGACTCGTCAAAGGCCCGCGAACAGGCCACTGAATACTTCCAGCGCACCAATAAGATACCTAGCCGTAAAGAGGCTTACGACAACGCTAAACAGGCGCTACAAGAAGGTAACCGCAATAGAGCCCAGTCTATTATCAGCGAGTATAATAGCAAGGTGAAGGGGGCTTATGACGGCTTTGAGTTGACGAGCGAACAACGAAAGGCTGCAGCCCAGCGCGAAATACAGTTGAACCGAGTCGTCAAGTCCTCTAAACAAAAACATAAGCAAAAATCTGGATGGTAGAATTGTGGCAGAAAATGAAACAATGAACCGGTGGGAGGTCAAAGAAGCCATTCAGCAGGCTATAGACCTCCACGAAACCCGCAAAGCTGCGACTTATGTCCCGGTCTATGCGCTCGACCTATACAAAAAAGACATTGAGGCCCGAGTAAAAGACCTAGAGGATGACGCAGCTGAAGCAAGAGATAGAAACCGTTGGCTATTCCGCCTAGTAGTAGGTGCAGTGATTACATCGTTTATACCGATACTCATTGCCCTACTAAGCCGCGGCAGTGGAGGGTTGCTGAGATGACCGTTATTAAGTCGACAATAAGCTGGCTTCGACGAGATAAACTGTTAAAGATATTGTCTTTAATGATGGTGCTTAGCTTGGTTTTTAGCGGCTATACGTTGTTCAAAAGCCTCACCCTCCAGCCGGGCCAATCGGTGACTATCTCGGGTGGAGTAAAGGTAGAAAAACCAGTAACTAGCATTACTAACGCTCAGGTTGACAAAAACGGTGATCTCGTCGTCTATTACTCAAGCGGCGAGTCCCGTAATGTCGGCCAAGTGCTAGGTTCTAGTGGCAAGGATGGAAGAACCCCATCAAGTAGCGAGATACAGATAGCGGTTAAAGCTCACTGCTCAACCAATAAATGTTCCGAATATCCCACTAGCGCCCAAGTAATGTCGGCGGTGGCTAGTTATTGTGATGGTAGTAAATGTAAAGGCACAGACGGCAAAAGTGCGAGCGATGATCAAGTCGCTTTGGCTGTTGCTAAATACTGTGCAAGCGGTAAGTGTAAGGGTGACACCGGCGCAGCTGGAGTTGATGGCGTGAACGGTGCTAATGGAGTAAACGGCCAAAACGGCGCGGACGGTAAAAGCCCTATACTTAACTGTGTAAATATAAAAGACAACTCGGGTAATCAAACATCTTGGGTGGCCTGGAAATACGACGGAGAAGACAATTCCGTGTATAGGCGCATGTACAAGATAGCTGGTGACTCGACTTGCATTAACATTTAGGAGAATGAATGGCACTAGCAGCTAATGCTCAAGATTGGGCAAGCCAGCGTATTGGGATCTTTTTCCCAGCTGGAGAATCAGACAATAGCCAAGGCTATTTAACCGGGCAATGCGTGAGCCTCATTAAGTGGTTCCTCGCTGAGATGTGCGAAAAGGTGCCGTCTCCGTTTGCCGCCCGTGGTCATGCAAAAGACTTTGGCGAAGCGCTTGTAGCACAAGGCATTGCTGACCGAGTAGGCGACCTTAAGCGAGGAGATATCCTTGTATGGCCCTACGACGGTGGTGGTTACGGCCACATCGGCATCTATATGGGCGACGGTACTGTCTTCGAGGAGAACGTGGCCCCAAGCGGACAACGCACCGCTAACTTTGGTGCAGGTATCGTATACGCCGCTGACGTTGACCCATTAAATGCAGGTTGGCGAGTAGGTGGTTACAACATCTATCGTGTTCGTACTTACGTCGAGAATATCGTAGCTCAGCGTGACCGGAGTGATGAAATTAACTTCCTTAATGGCCTATATCGCCAAATCCTTGACCGCAACGTTGACGAGGGTGCTATTACCCACTACCTCAAACAGATTGATGTGGGGTGGAACTGGGAGCAAATCAAGCAAGATCTCCTCGCCTCAGCTGAAGGCCAAGCAGTCCAGGCCCGACGCGTAGAGGAGGCTAAGGCTAAAGCTCGCGAACTGCAAGCAGCCTTTGATAGTGAGACTAATGAGATTAAGCGCCTCTATAAAGAAATTCTCGAGCGTGATGCAGACGAAGGCGGCGTTGAACACTACCGCAACCAAATCCGCAATGGATGGAACTGGCAGATGGTTGCAGATGATCTACGTAATAGCGATGAGTATAAAGAGCTACAACGCATTAAGGAGACGCCAGCGCCTGAGGTTAAACACGTTGAAGATCGCGCCGCCGTACCCGAGCCAACTCCAGAGCCCGAGCAAGCAACGCCGTCTAAGCCCTCTGAGAGCCCACAGGAGAGCGCTAAAGACGAAGATAGTACAACTATACTAAAAGATATTAGAAACCTCTTACAGAGCCTCCTAGAGGCCTTTAAGAGCCTATTTAACAAATAGGATGAACGAAGAGAACAGTTTTAAGAAGGACTAACCATGGAAGCATTGAACCTATTTATTATCCCTGCAATTGTTAAAGCATTTGACATGCTGAATAAGAAAGAATGGGGTGGGCTTGGTAAGCTCATCCTCGCAGTTGTCGTTGGTGCAGCTGCCGGGTATCTTGGCTTTCATGGTCTTGATATCTATAGCGGTATCGCACTTGGTCTGCAATCGGCAGGTATCGTTACTGTCGCAGCTAAGGCTAGCAACAAATAGAAAAAGCCCCCAGTTATTGGGGGCTTTTCTTATCTCTGGTGTTTGAACGCAGCGTAGTCAATGAGATGGTCTCGGTATTCATCCAGTGCCTTCCGCTCGGCGATGAGTAGCTGTTCTTTATTAGAAAGCAGTACATGTTGCCGTGCATTCTCCACCGCGTCTGCATTTGACTCTTCGAGCACTTCCAGCTGGGCTCTACATTTTTTAAGTTGCTCACGAAGTCTTGCATTGTCAATCTCAAGGTTATTATTTCTGTTCCGCAGCGCTTCGTCCGCGAACCTTTTTAAAATATTCATCTGCAATCTCCTCTATGCGCTCGTTACTAATATACTCAGTCATTGAAACCTACCACTAATGTCGGACATTTAAACTTTGTTGCGTCATTAAAGTTATCTACAATAGCATACTTGAGGTCGGTTTCTTTCGGCACCTCTCTCGCCCAGTAATCGATAGGATCTTCGCCATAATATTGGCGTACCTCATCGTAAGGGAAGCCTCGCTCATCTAGGTCTTTAATAACACTACCGTCTGGGTCATCCTCTACGTTATAGACTGATACCCGGTAATCATGGGCCATTAACATTGCCGCGATATGTTCAACGGCCGGGTTAGTTGTTGTTCGATAGTCGATTAATACAGTTTCCATTTTACTGACATCCGAAGCACGCGAACTTCTCGGCGGGGTCAACAATCTCGCCATTCACTACGCGTCGCTCTTTATTATTAGTTTCAAAATGTTGCTGCGCCTCCTCAATGATCTTGAGTTTCTCTTCTAAGGTGTCAGCCTCTTCTAGGCGCTTGGTTAAGTCTTGCTTATAGGTCATTCAAACGATCTCCTACTAGTTTGGCGTATCCTGCAATATCAATATAGCTATCTGCATAATAAGGGTCACCGTTAACGATACGGCCAAGCTTATGGGCGATCATCTCCAGTGTTTCCTTAATGTCATCGTCAAGCGTTGCGACGTCTACGTTTTTGTTGTTCTTGAGCCCCATGTAAAGGATCTGTTTAATGCTTTGACTAATCGTAGCATGATCTACATAGTCTCCGTAACGCTTGCCGCGCTCAGCTGTTACCTCATCAATACTCGTCATAGCGTCTCCTTTACATCGTTAACTGCTTGCTCATATGGTTCACCGCCAATAAGGACAGCAATTACTGCGAATGTAATCATCACCCCGTAGGCGAGAAACGCAAGCACTGCAACGGGGAATGCAAGAATAACTCGTACGTATTCAATTAGTGTTTTCATTATAAAAAGAAATCCTCTTGTTTAAATTGCTCCATCGGGTCGGGTTCTGCGCCTTTCATGAAGTAGTCTAGCTCATAGCCTAGCTGCTTCTCTATCTTATCTCGACAGGTAGGGCATATAGTCCAGTCGTAATCCCAGCTTATAATCCAGTTAGGCGGCAAGAAATCCCGATCCGTTAGCTCCATCTCGCCGCAAACGTAACACTCAACATCTCGGCTTAAAGGAGCTTCTCTATCGCTATACATTGACCAGTCGCCCCTCCTTCTTTACACTAGCCTCACTTGACCAACCGCCGCAGTTTAGGCACTTGTAGCGCTGTACTCGGCCTGAACGCTTACGGTAGCTGCCGTCTTTACGAATATTATCGCTGCCACATTTAGGGCAAATACCGTCAATACCTGTATGGTCACCAATGTTGGGGTGGTTATGGATCCATGGGCGTAGCTTCTTATAAAGGGCAACAGTAACATCAACATCTCGGTTGTTGTATTCAACCATCTTGGCCCATGACTTCTTATCGTTCTTCACTAGACAGTCATACCAAAGGTCTTTATAGGTGGTTTCTGTCTTCCCCTCGCCGGTAAGAATATGACCCAGGTTGTCTAACTTATTACTGTTAAAGCGCGCGACTGATCGTGCAGTCTGCAAGGTGTCGATCTGCTTGTATGGGCTGGGCGGGGTTAAGTCATATCGCATAAACATCGCGTTTACCATCTTATTATCGAACTTATTTGAATTATGCCCAAGCACATAATCTGCTTCATTATATAGATCCCAGACCTTCCTGGCTAATTCCTCTTCACTCATATCTCTCAGACAGAAATTATTGGTCTTATTTGTGCCTACCCACTGCCAGCTAATAGACATAATCGTCGGATCACGCTCAACCTTGACGGCGTTTGCGTTCCAGAGTGAGTATGCCCAAATAAGGGATGGACTACTCTCGATGTCCAGGCAAAGTATTTTGGGTAGTGGATCAAACTCCTGTTGGCTAATCTTCGTCAAATTCTGCACAAAGCTCCTCCAGCTCTATACTTGATAGTCGGCTATTAACCAGCCAAATCTCCGCCTTATCGGCAGGCTCATACTCCATCACGGGTATATTCATTAACTCTCTCCTTTCTTTATATCCCCGCCAGCTTTAGGCTGGCAATTGGACTTGAATAGCTCTATTATAATGCCGGAGCTATAGGCGGCACTGTATATTAGGTTACCACCAATGCTTGACTTGCCATGAAGCCCAGGCTTGCGCCCAGCCACCGTAGCGGCCCTTAGCGTAGGCATCAGCCCCACGGATATGGCCGGCGATGTTACCCGTGCCACCCCATTTACCACAAGGCAATTCCTGGAAGTAGGCGCATGCACCGCCATGGGGGTTAACAGCGTTAGGGTTGCAGCTTGATTCCTTTTGCGCAATGTTTAACGCGTAAGGTAGATCAGCTTGTGATATGCCATTAGCAAGCAAGATCGAACTAATAGCTTGACACCCAGCTGGCGCGGCCGCCTGCACGACGGGGGCTGGCTGAGGTGTAGTCTTTGCAGCTTCTTTAGCTTGAGTCACCTGTTGAGCTTTAGCCTCTTGGACTTTCTTCTCTTCGGCGGCCTTTGCCTCTCGCTTATTCTGCAAGCTGACTTTTAAACTTTGGTTTTCCTTTGTAAGGTTCTCGGCATTTTGCCTTGTCTCGCGCAAAGATGACTCTATGGTCGTCTTCTCTTTTTTGAGCGATTCTACGGCCTCTGAGCGTGCTCTCAGCGCATTTTTAGTCGTATTAGTCTTTGCCTCCTGGCGGACTAGGTCTTGCTTTACATTATGGTTCGCGTTAAGTGCGATAATGTTCAACACGACCAGCGCGAGTATAGCAGCTGGTAAGGCGTACTTCTTCGCTTTCGTTACTAGGTTTTTACTAATATAACCTCCTATTTAAATTCTTTGAAGGATCATCCCACGCGCGTGTCTATTGCTCAGCGCCCTGGAGTTGCGCAATCTCATCCATAGTGTGGCCCTTCTCTAAAAGCTCAACTACCTTTTGTCCGATCTTACTCATATTCTTTTCTCCTTCCTAGTTAGTATACTACACCAACCGGTTTGAGTTGTCTAGCGTAGAATTTACAACATCCTTTAGCTTGGCTAACTTGACAGAGGTACATCCAAGTTGGTTCAACACATTATAGAGGGCTTCTAATTGCGCATAATCCCTCTCCGGGTGTATCGGCATCTTATATATAGCCTGCCCATATGATTCAAATGTTTGTATCACCTCTCTTTTGTTCACCTACATCTCCGATAACACCCTTAAAAGTCCCCGCGTCTCCCGCGATACGAGCGGCTTCCAGCGCTTGCTACCCTTGCGATAGTTGCAGCCACCATGGGCCGGCTGTATATTACTAGGATCGAACATATTAGACGCCTCACGGGGCTGTATATGATCTAATGTGACTTCATTCAATGGGACAAACTTATTGCATATCCCGCATAAGTAGCAGCCGTTATCAAGCGGCGGATTATCTTCTAGCCAATAACGACGAAAAGCGAGCCATGCCGACTCGCTATCCGTATAATTGTTGGGGTCAAATGTATCTAACTTCGACAAGTACACCCTCCTGGCCCTTTTGCACCTTTACAAATTCATCCCCATCGAAGCCTTTAACCCATGATTGGTTGTCGTTAGGTAGTACGCCGGCACGTTGCATCCCATCTAGTACATACTTGCAGCCAAACCTAATGTTATCAAAGTCATGCTTACCCGAGTAGTACCAAGTAAACTTAATTTTACAAGGCTTCTCTATTACTGGTTGACCTTCAACTTGTGAGGAGACTAGCTCATTCATCTTCTTCTTAAGCGCCGCGCCTGCAAACCTATTTACCCGGTTGGCGTTATCGTGCTCATTAAGCTTGGCCAAATTACCATTAATCTTGTAAGATATCATCTAACATCCTATCTATCGATTGTTGCTTTTCTAGCTCTGCCCTCTTGCGCTTCTCTCTATTGGCCACTGACGCTCTATTCCCCTTAAGTCTGGCCGCTTGGTCGAACGTATGAGCCTTGCCACGTGCGTGGGCCAATACTCCACGTAACCGTGCGCCCTTCATTCTGCCCCACTTCTGGAAAGCTAGAGCAGCTGGTGAATCCTCTTTGCTAGCGGGTACAAACTGTGACTTAACCTTCGGCCTTCCTCTGCGACTGTAGCTCGATCGTGCGGCCTTTGATCGCGTCGATGAGGTCGTGCGTGTCCGCTGAGATTGACTTGAGTCGCTCATATAGTACTCGTGCCTCCGCGTATTTCTCTTTAGCTTTAATATATTGTTCATCTGCGTTTTTAGCTTCTGATGCGGCAGTTACCGGGAACTTCTCTCGAGCCCTTAAGAATGCTCGCGATTTTTCCGTCTCCATCTCACGCTCTGCCTTTAATAGGTTACGTAGCGCGTCCTCTTTAAACTCAGCGAGGTAGCCCTTCATTGCAGAAAGCTTAAGGGCGGTGTAACTAAGTACATCCGCCCCTTGTGCTTTAACCCACTGTGCATCAGAAAACTTTTCGTTGATGAACATAATGTTCTGAATAATTTTCTGGTAATCTATCATCTTAGCTAGTAATCAAGGTTTGTAAGGTCTGGAGCACTTTCTCCCGGGTCGTTGGCGACATTGCCCTGAAACCGGGCGAGGTTATCAAACTTGGCCTCCAATGCCGTTACACGATCCTCAAGTGCCTTGATTTTTGCATCGTCAGTTGTTGACTGCTGCTGAGGTGCTTGATGGCCAAATGGCTTCTGCGCCTTCTTGAATTGTGCTTTACCCCACTGGTTCTTGATCACGTCGCCGTAAAGGTAATCACCCTTATTAACCGCGTTACCTGGCTTTTTAAGGATCTGCATCCACCCCTCTACTGGCTGGTTCTGAACCTTCACCATGTAAACGTGGAACTGGTTACCGTTAAATTCTCTAACAGTGATTTGCTTAGTGTCGCGATCCTTCCCCTGAAACGCGTCTGTTACGAGCCAATCTTGTGCCATTTATTTACTCCCTTTCTTTTTAAGTTTTGGCTTATCACTGGGCTGAACTACTTCAACCCCTAAGTGATCTAAAATTAATGCGACGTTATCTCGCAGCTCGTCAATCGCTACCGTATGGAGCATTTGAATATCGTCAATGTCTTGCATCCAATCGCCGATGTTATCAAACCCTTTCCGTAAGTTTTTCAACTCTCTTTTGTTGGCGTCGAGCTGATCCCAGGCGTTGTTGTTGGCGTCTAACAGCTTGTCTACTGTTTTGTCGGTCGCGCTTAGCTTAGCGCTTAACAGTTTATATTTTCCTAGCATTTATTCCTCCTTTAATGCTTTAGATATATCAACGACATCGTGCTTGTAATGAACCCAAGGCCTCTTGCCGCTTACTAACCGCTCGGGATCTAGGTGGTGAATTTGTAGCTCTTTTACATTAATTCCGTACTGTTTAAGGATATAGGCGTAAAAGGATAGCTGCAGCCAGTACTCGCCGAGCTGGGTGTTATCGACATCTTTCTTAAATGGACTGTCTTTTTCTTGGTAAACCTTCTTCAGCACCGAGTCATTTGTTTTTTCGTCGTGAATGATCACTGTATTCTTGTCTACAACCTCCAATATATCAATAGCCCCACAGAAACGCAAGCCTTCGTGCCAAATAAACTCCTCAGCGAGAAACTTGCCCGGCCCGAGATCTTCAACTAGAGACTTAACAATGTGAGCGAAGAATGGGTTTTTGCTGTATGCTTTGTTGACTCCGTCTTTACCTTTAATCTTATCGCCCACTTTATGGTGGTTGTAGTATAGCTCTACCGCCGCGTGGATTGCCGTGCCGTAGCCTGTGGCAATGTCGGCTTTCATCTCCCAGGTTTTCTCTACATCCTCGCGCTTAACACTCTTCTCTCGCTCGTAGTAATCAAGCACCCGCTTTTTATCTTCATCGGTAAATTGCTTGAAAAACTTACGAGGGAATCGGCTACCCGACATGTAATGAGGCAGGTAGATATGACCATTGTCTACACCAACTGTAATCTCCCGCCCGAGTATCTTAGATTTGTATACGGTAGGGTCCTTCAAATTCGCCGTAGAAGCCCATCCAGAGGCTGTAGAATCGTTCGTAGCGTCCGATATGGGTTCAGATACCTCTTTCTCATATTTGAGACAAATATTCATTCCTAGGTTCTTTCCCTTATCCCCACCGGTCACTTCGCTGATCTTGATCTCGACGTCTCGGCCAGCGTCTAGGGCTTCGGCGATGTCTTTGTTCTTATCTTTGGCAATATACCCAACTGGATACCATTTGCCTTTGATGTCTACCTCCACTGCAACTGCTCGTGGATCATATTGGTTTTCAGGCTCTCGCCTAACCCGGAGGCTTTCGTCACCTTCCAGGTGCGCAAGAATGTCTTGGCGATTCTCAAATGTTGTGCCAACGATCTTGCTGTGGTAATTAACTTCCTTCATGTTTTCAGTATACACCCTAGCAATATCTTAGTCAATAATCAGTGTCATGTAATATTTACAACGTGCTATATTGCTAGTGAGGCCTCACTCCTCTCTCTTTCACCCCGCTATTCTTGGCGGGGTTTTTTCTTTGCTTGATCTTTGCAGTATCTTGTCAATCATTTGCGCTTCATCTGACATTTGAAATGCCATTTTATTTGCTCCCTTAATGTAAAGACCATCTAAAGAGACAACGCGGCTTAGTGCGACGTATCCCTGCCCCGGCACGAACGCTTCAGCCAAATCAATCTCGGCGGCGTCTAATGTCATACCCTGGCTCTTATGTACTGTAATAGCATACGCAAGTCTTAGTGGTATCTGGGTAACTGCACCAAGCGTGACGCCGTCATTGCTTACCTCCCAGGTGCCGGGATTTACTACAACCCCATTGCCGTGGAAGTCTACAACTGGCAGCCCATCCTCTAATGCGACAACCTTACCGAGCGATCCGTTATGGTACAACCCTTCGCTATTGTTTTTGGTGGCAATAACAGGCGCGCCGACTTTTAACTCGAGCAACTCCGGACTTTGTATCGACCCCTTTAAACCGTTGATGATATTGATGTCTCCCTTCTCGGTCATCATATAAAAGATAGAATCACCTTTAAGCTTACTCAATTGGTTGGCGTTCTCACTATCTACCTTCCTATTAAGGGAATATAGCCGCGGAACTTGGCGATTAGGCTTAACCATCCGACTTTGTACAAGTGCTATATGACGCTTAAATAGTTTGCCGCTACGGACACCCTCGAGCAGATCGCGCAATCGGTCGTCCTTTTGGCGGTACACCTTAGTGAGGTAGCAGCTTCTAATATTAAGTTCGTTCCAGACTTTACTATTAGTGATAAATTTCCCCTCGACTGGTGGTAGCTGATAGAAGTCACCGCATAAGATAAGCTGTATACCACCAAATGGCCGGTTATCGTTACGCGCCCATCTAAGTACTGTATCTAACATGTCGAATACAAAGTCCGGCATCATACTCACCTCATCTATCACGAGAGTGACAGTCGTTTGAAACTCTTTGCACTTTTTCTTACTGATGGTAAATTGCCAATCATCGGGCAGCTCTTTGCCTAGGCCGACTCGCGCCCAACTATGGAGTGTCTGTCCATTAAGGTGGGAGGCGGCCCGCCCCGGCCCACGACCCGCCCCCCGGCCGGCCCCCAATGAACGATTGCGCTCTATGAACTGTTTAAGCGTATGCGTCTTGCCAGCACCGCCCCGGCCACAGAGTACCACCGATTGCCCAGATAGCATTATCTCTAACGCTTCTGTTTGTTCCATCGTGCATCCCAACTGTTTTGATGTGACTCTGCAAACTTCTTCTTCTTAGCGAGCAGCCTACCTACCTCTTCCGCAATAATATCGGTGTCAATCCCGTTAAGCGCTGTGTACCGATTAACATAAACCTCTACGATATCGGTATCGCCCTTATGGACGGTAAACCACCTACGGCTATGGCGAGTAACCGATAGACCAATCTCATCGAGTCGCTCGGCCATCTCGTCGTAATCGGGGTCTGGCTGCACCCGATTGCGGATAGCAGTAGACACGTCATCGTTAATCACTTCCGCCATCATAATCCTCCCTCAACGACTCAAGCCATCGCAGTGTTCTCTTAGTTTTTTTTATTTCCTCATCTAGCACGTTCGCAAGCCATTTGTCCTCGTACCCGACGATCTCAACTAGGCCGTCCGCGCTCTCTAGGGAATTTGTCATTCCCGAGACGAACTGGTTGTAGGCTAATATGTCGACGCTCCGCCCGTTCATCGCAACAACAATCGCGTCAATATCTGCATGATCAAGCACTTGCTCGAGATCGCCATCGCGAAATACTGCGTACCTCATTCTCGCTCCTCAATTGGGGTGAGTGCATATTTAGGCACAACCTCAGAAATCAACTCAGTATATTCTTCAGGGGCGTTCCACAGATCAATGTGGTAATCACCGACGCGCGCTTCTGAAATGTCCGCGAGACACTCATTGAGGTCGCCATATACATAAGTTGTACCACATCTAAATTCTACATTAAGCCCCACGTCACAGCAAAGCCCTACAAATAAACTAGTATTCATCGTACCCTCTCTTTTTCTACTTTAATGTTGTGGATCCTATCCATAAGAAGTACCACAGCCTTAGCACCCCGCTCGCTGACCTTATCGGCAAGATTTTTGTCGTTGGTGAATGCAACAACCGCCGAATCGCTCGACGTGCCATGGATATATACCTTGTGTTCTTTGCTTAACACCGGAATCCAGATCCTATAATAAGACTCTTCTCGATCTTCTACCGGAGTATCGCCGTATTCGGCTAGTAATTTTGTTAGTTGTGGCATCATCTCTGCGCTAGTAAGTCTGCGCGAGCTGAAATCGTATCTCGCCCACTTATCAGTGGATATTGATGCGACAGTTACACCAGACCGCGCAATCGAGATAGTTCTATCGTATCGGTGAGTATCAAAGCCGAGCGCTTTAACTTTGTCGATGAAATCACCTGTCTTCATTACATCTTCACCTGCTTAGTAATAGCATTAAGCACACCGCGTGTGTATGCCTTAGCTTGCACAGTATCGAGCCGGCGGTTGATAGCATCTACGATAGCTTCACGGTCACTAATCTCTGCGAGCATCTGGTCTTTGTAGGTTTGCAATTCCTCTTCTGGCAGACCGTCTACAACCTCTTGCATCTCGAACATTGCAGGCTGAACCTCTGCAGCTTCGTCGAAATCGTGGGGCTCGACAGTGTCGCCTTTAACGACCGAGCGGGGTACTGCAAACGATTGAACTGCGTCACCCAGAGCTGCGCTGTTGCGCTCAGCCAGCAACTCCTCTGGTGATGGTGTATCAATCATCATGTCGTTGTATGGGCTTGGCTGGTATTGCCCAATGTGTTTCTTGTACTCTGTCATACTTTCCTCCGTTTGGTGTTTACAATGTCCGCGCAGGCGATCACTCAACGTGTCGA